CATTTCCAACATCTACAATTTTTGAAATTACGTTTTTACTATTGGCAGATTTAGTAGAATTTGGCTCTTCTTTGACGGGCTTGAACATATTATCTTCGTCACCAAACTCTTTAAGTTTTTTTCTGGCAGCTCTAAGTTCTTTATCAACATTTTCTCCCCATTCTTTAAGAGGATTCCCATGCATCTTGTACTCATTAACTTTTGTAAGATAATCATACAGAGTTACCAATCCACCAATAACGAGCGTAATAATTCCAGCCCAGCCAATAAAAGCAGCTGCTTTATTCATAGCCAATGTAGACAATCTTGCCGCTTCCGATGCATCTTTTACACCCTTAAGATTAACTATATACCTAGCCAAAACTTGAGTGGCATTATTTACCGTACTCATAAGAGTACCAAAAATGGCTATCAATGGAGATACAGCCGTCATAAGCAAAACAGCCTTTACTCCGGTAGAAGCGATGGCTCCGGCAGCCTCTTTATGTTTTCCTATCCAGCCATTCATACTCTTAACAACCTCAACTATCCAACTCACATATGATTTTAAGGTAGGAAGCATCTCATCAAGTAGTTGATAATAAACACCTTTAAGACCAAGTTTCATCTCCTCCATTTTTCCACTAAAGTCTTCTGCGGCCCTAGCGGTCTTCTCACTAATAACCGCTCCAAGTTCTTCCGCCGCTTTCATAGCTTCTTTTAATCCTTCCGGACCAAGATTCAAAAATGGAATCAATGCTCTTCCATACCTACCCATTAATATTTGTGAAACTTGTAACTTCTTTCCTACATCGTCCATTTCAGCAAGTGTTTTTGAAACATCCATAAGAACGTCTTTAATATTTCTTTTCTGCTTTGTTGCAACATCCACAAGTTCAATACCGTACTTTTTAAATGTCTTTGCCATCAAAGATGTTTGTTTTTCTGCCATCGCCATATTTCTACCAAGTTGTTGCATACCATATCCAACATACTGTAAAGAAACCCCAGACTTTGCCGCAGCCAGTTGCAAAGCAGACAAGTCTTCTACAGAAACACCAGTCCGTTGATGCATATACCAAAGACTTTCAGCATAAGCCAACGCCTGTTTTGTTGCCATAACCGCACCCGCAGTAATAAGCGTAAATATGGCAGTAAGTTTCATTCCTATTTGTTGTATAGCTTGACCACTCTGTGTAAATGAATTTATAAATCCACCAAATTTCTGGTTCACACCAGCCATTACTTCACTAAGTCCCCCCATAAAGCCCTTCGCTACATCTATAGCAAAACCAAATTTTCCAGCAAATCCCTGAGCCTCTTGAAACCCCTTTGCCGTTGCTGAAAGAGCTTGGCGCAAACTCATCGTAGTCTGTTCCATCCCCCCAACAGCCGCCCCTACCCCCTCGGTAGCCACCTTCATCTTGTCTGTGGCATTAACGTAATCGTCTCCAAAATTAATTATAGAGACAGACCCTTGATTATCGAGTGTGATTACAAAAGGAAGTTCTAACTGTTCATTCGCCATCGGCTCGGCCTTTCATATCGTCAGAAGGACGATTTTCCTTCTTTGCCAACCGCTTCTCATTGGCAACATCAATCATGTACAGAAGCTTACCGGACAGCCTGATAGCCGCTGACTCACCGACTTCTAACAAGTCGCATAATGACCTGACCAACTGAGGGTCAAATTTTAAGATACCGACATTGGTATCGACAGATTGCGTGAGTAGAATCCCGAAGATGAACCATGCGTCCGAATTCGCCTGCAAGAGCGAAGGAACGCCTTTGGGACACAGGCCATCTTCGTCCAGCTTCTCGCAATTCGGTCTAAGATTCTTCGGAAGCTGGTCAAATACCCTTTTACAATCCTTGCAGTTCTTGGCATTTGGAGTTTCTACCCACGCAACTATTTTTCCAGATTCGTCATCTCCTTCTCGGCCTTCTTTTTGTCTTCTTCAAACTGTTCCGGAGTCGTGGCAATGGAAAGTACCCAGTTCTCAAAGTCCGAACTGTTCCAGAGCAGGGAAATGCGATTTTCCAAATTGGACTCGATTTCCATATCATCGCTAACGCCGGAGTCAAGTTTGACGGGCCAGAGCCTCTTGAACTTGGCTACCGTCAATCCCTTCCATCCCTTGACCACGCTTTCGGCCCAGACCTTGGCAACACGCCTGCGGTCCACTTCCTGCTCCTGCTTCCGGGTTTCAGCATTCCACTTTCTAATAGTGGATTCGTCATAAATCCGAAGCATCTCCTGCTTCCCGACAAATGCTATTTCAACCTGAAACCCAGAAATACTGGGATACTCCATCCAGACAGTAACGCCTTTCATCTGCGTACTGTCAATTAACCGTTGAAGGTCTACCATTAATCCTACCTCCTATAAGTAAATTTACTTAAACGTCACTTTTATTTCATCGTCTCCGGCTGCCCCACCAACGGCTGTGAACGGAAGTTCAATCATGATTTCCTCGTCCCCAGAAATGACCGGAGTCTTGTACTCAATCTTCGGGCAGGAAATCTCCATGATTTTTCCCGCAACGCTGCCAGCAGGAACGATAAGCGCGTCCTGAATCTGGTAGTCGGAACGATAGAAATAAGTCGGCATGTTCTTGTAGAAGTAAAGTCTCAGTGTCCCCGACACATCCCGGAATCCCGGTGCGCCGTAAATCGTGGGGACAACAAGCCCGTTCTTCAGGTCTGTATAGTACTTGATGTTGTTGTTAATCGTAATCGTAGCCGACAGAACAATAGCCGTATTCGTATCAATGGTCAGATAGCCGAGCTTTCCGTGTACGGGCGCACCCACTTCAACTCCATTGGCAGGGAACCACGCCTCAACAGCGGACCCGGAATTAACAACTGCTCCAACAGCCGGACTAATAGCCAAAGTATTTGTAGTGTAGTTTACGCCAGTGACAAGAAACCCCAATCCGGTATTAGTAGCAGACCCAATCGTAACCCTAGAAAGTTCTGTGTAACGAGTGGCATCATCAACATGAATATGGTCATCGGGGGCAGCTGTAGTCGTAGCCAAAATAGAATGACCCGCCCGATACCACTTCATGAACTGCCCGCTCCACGCAACAGAAGCTATGTCGGCTCCCGAGACGTTGACTTCTCCCTGATTGACCGTGCATCCTGCCATGTAAAAGACCGTATGACCGACCTTTCTAAGAAGAGAAAAAGACGGCAGGTTCGTAGTGCTGTCAAGCGTGTAGTCAATTTTGACATTTGGAGTAGGCGTGTTATCGCCCATAAGACATTCCCAAAGAACGTCCGTCTCAGGCTTGGTCCCGGCAACACCGGAGGGCTTCACATAGGTATTGAAGCTCCAAGAACCGGGATTCGTCCGGGCCTTGATAGGGGTAGAACGACTGCGCCGCGCCCTGACCTGAGCGTCATCAAGAAATTCGATTTCCTGATTCGTAGTAGCCGCACCAACCGCAAGGACCATATCCGTTGCAGTCGGGTAAACCAGAGTACCTTCGACTTGCTCCTTCTTGACAAACAGTTGCTCTTCGTTTGCAAGAGAAAATTTCTTCATTTGTTATCCTCCAATTTGATAAGTTCCGTCTTTACCTCCCATCCCACGGCTTTTCCATACATCAAAACAGAAGTCTTAATGCTGTTAAAGACTCGTTCAGGGACTTCTACCCAAACCCCCATAGGTGCTTCTCCGAACCCAGAGATTTTCCTATTGGCATTGCTAGACTTAACATAGTATTTAGAAATTGTGAATGTCTTCGGTTTTTGTATGGGCGGTTCCACTTGTTTTTGTTTCTTTGGTTGATAGTAATTAGGCATCTGATATCCTCTTTTCATACTTCATTTCTATCGTGGCAATAACCTTCCACATGGGGAATTCCCCTGAATTTCTAATATCCGAAACCGATACAGAAGCGCAGGTCTCGTTCAATGTAGGGTCTCCTCCAAGTGCATCTTTTACCTCCTTGAACAGGGCTTCACCCTGCTCCCAGTCTGTATTAACACCCAAATAGTAACAAGTCAACACAACCCGGTTTCTCCACAAGGCATGCCTGCCTGTTAAATACGGCATAGGAATCTCAGAACTCGGTACTATTTCTATCAAAGGGTATTCTGCGGCGGAATACTCATCAGTGTCTATTGGTCCAGATGAAACAACTACTGTTTTCATACTTGTAGTCATAAGTATTGTAGCCAATCTGTCCAGTTGCAAGTGACGAGTAGAGTCTGCCATGATGATTTTCCTAAACCTGCCCTAGATATGAGACGTTGACCATAAAGATAGCCGCACAGTGTGGCTCCATAAACCCTTGGTCCGTACTAATTGAGGCTACTTCTACCCCATAGGCCACGCCACCCGCAGAACCATCGGAAGTAAGCGCAGTAAGACCCTGCGTAATAAGAGTGTTCAAAAGAGTGGACATATTACCATCTTCGCTTTTACTAAAAATTACAACCGTGTAAGATGCAGTTATTAAAAGGACATCCGAGCAAACATATTTTCTACTCTCCCGAAGTTCGTTCAAAAAGGCGGACGGGTATTCATAGTTCTCAAAATTCTCCATGTGCTGTCTGTCTACCCGCTTCATTCCAGAGATTCCCAGCAGGGCAGACTCAAGCCATGCAGCTATTGCTTCCCTTGTTCCAAAATAAATTCCCATTATTGCGGCTCCGCTTCTTTACTTGCTTCTTGCATTTTTACTCTTATACTGTACTGTACAATATCCGAAATTGCTTTATTGACTTCGGTAAGTTGATTGAACAAAGCTCTTTTTGTTTGCCGGACCATGCCATAAGGAGTTGTTCCGGGATGCCAAACTAAAGAGGCAAAAATCTCAGTTCCATCAGAAATAGTAAAGTGAAGTGGTTTTCCGGGTACGACAACCGGGGTAGTTCCACCACGGATAAAATGCGGCCTCGTTCCGTATTCAAGGAATCGCAAAAGAGGATACGCATTCGGACTCGTATTATGGATGATTATTTTATCAATAAACCCTTCGTTATCTAACTCAGCATCTCTCGTCCAATAATTACCAACGTGGTCGGGGGCGTTATGCATCTGTGGGGTAAGACGTTTCAGCATAGCCAAAGTCCCCTCTTGCCCATCTATGGTAGTAACCTCGTCTGCGGTAAGGCTCCAAACAACATCTCCGGCATACTTCTTAAAGTTTTTCATCTCCCCTATAGCGGCGGCGAAGACGGCATCTGGAGTCTGTAACTTGAATTTCATGGGAACATATTCTTCCTTGATTCAACGCTAAGATACTCATTGAATCTTTGACGTAATTTCTGAGCGTCCTGAAGAGTTGGGTCCGCCTGAGACCACGGAAGCATACCGCCCGTGTGCGAGACAGCCGTAAGTCTCCGTCTTTTTCTAGCTACGAACTCAAGAGCTTCTGCCGTACAGTACCAGACCATTAGTTTTTCAAAGCGGTCTGGAAGGGAGTCAAGAGTCCAGCGAGAAACACCTATGTACCAGACTTTGTCTCCTGCAGTCGTTGGAGGAGGAATCAAGAACAACTTGTTATCCTGAATTCTGAACATCCAGTCATGCGTATCCCGAACCTTTTTCTTTGCCAACGCATCGACAAATTCCTTATAAATTCCGGTCTCTACATCGTAAGGTCCGGGAGTAACGCCCGGAATGAAAACGTCAAAATCCGTATCGAACAAATCCCCAAGAGTTGACCCACCACTCCAGTCACAAAACAAGACATCTTTAATTCCAGAAGCTAAAGAATAATCTGGCTGGTTTTTGACAGTCGTGATGGAATATATATTCCAGTTAGATACAGATTCGCTGATTTTATCCAGACAGTCCTGCACCATCTGGGTAATATCATTATCAGCTATTTCGTCTTCTTTAGGATTACCTGACTCAGCCCTTGTCCGGCTCAGGACTACCGCTTCCCTCACTGGCATTTGATTCCTCCTCGTCTTCGTCAGGAACAATGTCCTCTGCGTTAATTACCAAGACCTTCTCCCGAGCAAGTTTTGCCCTAAGTATATTTTCACTCTTTCCCGGTTTGACTTCAACTGCGTCTCCCAAAGCATTGTAAAAAATCTCAGGATTCTTCCCCTTGTTTGTCACTATCTCCTTGTAGTACTGAATCCTGTCTGTAAGAACAACACCATTTTTTTCTGTCATGATTACTCCTTCTTATAAGATGACCACAAATTTCTAAACATTTCCAGTCCTAAATAAACTCCGAAAGAAGCCTGTCTCTGCCAGATAAACAGGACTCAATTACCTCATTGGTAAGGGTCAGACCACATTTTGGACAATCTTTTGGGTTTATAGATATAATTTTCTCAAGATGCTCTTGGCTTCCCCACAACTTTATTAGCTCCGAAAAATTATCGTACTTTCCAAGATTTAAAGTATTATCTCCTCTGCGGTCAGGACACAGGTAAAATACCTTATTTGCCGCAAATACACCCGTCAATGGTAGTACTGAACACCTCTCAAATCTGACAATCTTATCCCAATCTCTTCCAACTTTCTGAACAATCCCGTAGATATGAAAGTCAGGAGATTCAAGTTCAAGCCTAGCATCCTTAATGTATATTTCAGATATTTTCCTAACTCCGACTCCATACTTGTAATGAGGAAGCCACATAGGTCTGATATGAACCTCGTCAACACCTATGCGTTTTGCTATGCTGCAAAAGGAGCGTATATCAGCATAGTTTAAATGATGAATAATAAACTTCATCGTGATTACCGGAGATTTTTCTTTTCCTCTTTCAGAAACAAGAGATTGAATCCCATTTATAACTTTTTCAAGCGTCCCCAACGGAGCTTTCTTAATTTTCTGATATGTCGCTTCGGTAGCGGCATCAACGGTAACACCAACCCAAGAGGCTCGTAATAATAGCTCTCGTATCTTTTCATTGTTAAGAGAAGTTCCGTTTGTCTTTACTCCTATATGCTGTTCGTTCTTATATGCCGCAGCTAAAAATTCTTGTATTTTAGGATGTAGTAAAGGTTCTCCTCCAGAAAGAGTAATATTTTTAACCCCCCACTCTGAGAGGTTATTAGGAAGAGAAATGAAAATACCGTCAGGAATCGATGTTGGAGAGTTATTTCTAAAATCTCTATTCTTGCACCACATGCAGTTGACATTGCAGTTGTTTGTTGGGTCAACTGTAACAGAAAGAGGTGGAGGAAGTTCTTTACTATCTCCTCTCATCCAGACAAGAACTTTTTCAGCATGTTCTTTTTCGGCAAGAATCCTCATACTATTAAAACTATGATAATTATATGTCCATTCTTTCCACATTAGAATTCTCCTTCACTTCAAATTTTTCTTTGTTCTATCAGCTGATTGTGCTGCTGTGTATTTCAACTTTATAGCGTCAGTTCCAGAAATACCTGCAATTAAGATACAAGCTATCCAAGTTGATTTATCTACCAGACTTGTCAGTAGAGGCATATCAAGACTTGCTATTTTTACAAGATACAAAGAACCAAAGTTCAGAACTGCCCACCCAATAGCAACCCGAACTCTACGACTCCATTTTCTGCCATTTCCTGCTTCTTCGTTCATGTGTCTCCTCAAACTCTTTATTCAATTTTCTAAAGTTTTCCAACTCCAAATTAACGCACCCAAATGTCTTAATATCCCCTCCCTCTTGCGGGTCCGTTTCAAGGTCGTATAGTTCTTCTGCTTCGTCGTTTGTTAAAATATACTTATACTCTCCAGCCAAAATTGCTTTTTTTCTTGTGAAGTTAAATAATGCTAAGAAAGATGCAGGCTCAAGATTTTCCCAAATCTTATCTGTCCAAACCTCACTGACAATAAAGTCATGTGATTTATCAGATAGCAGATTTATTCCATCTCCATACGACTCAACGTCAAGAATAGTTGGAGCTATATCGATAAGAGAAACTAATTTTTCACTGGTTGCAGCAACCCGTCCGGGATAGTAGACAGCAAGAGGAACGCTTATGACAGACTCGTAAAGGCTATAGGAATGCGCTCCCCACCCCTTGTCCCACAGCTCCTCTCCGTGGTCAGATGTAAATATGACCATCGTATCATCTAAATATCCGTACTCCTCAAGGAATACGAAGATTTTCCCAAGCTTCATATCGTACTGAAACGCAGCTTCTCCGTAATAATGAATGGCTTCTCTTCGCAGAGTGACATCGGCAGCCGGAGACGAAGATGTCTTGTATGAATTGAAAGACCCTTCTTTCTGTCTTGGAATCAAATCCTTATGCTTGTTTCGCCTTTCCCACGCGCCATAAGATTCATGCGTGTCAAAGTCTTGAGAATAAAAGAAAAAAGGAGGCTCTTCTTTAAGTGACTGAACAGTATCCATGAATTCTTTTTCCTCAAGATATATCCAGTCTCTGGCCTTAAAAGAGTCAAATCCGTCATTAAGTTTGAAGGTATCAATCAGAAACCCCCCACCCGTCCGGGCAACCGTCTTGTACCCCCTTCTGTGCAGAGCAGAAGCCAGACTAAGTCCTTCGTGAATCTTGGGAGAATAAAACTCAGGATGATTCTTCATTATTGAAAATATCTCATTGCGGGACAAGTCCTGAACTCCAAGAGTTCTTGGGTACATTCCCCAAAGCAAGGACATATTTGAAGCCAAGGTCCACGGAGCAGCTGTGTAAGAATTAAGAAATTTAGTGCATTTTTTATCGATAAAATCGTTAAGAAACGGCATGCAATCACTATTGTATGCAGTATCCGAGCGAAGAGAATCAGCGACGATAAGTATTACGTTCATTTTTTGCTATAGTCCTTATATTGCGGGACCACAGGATAACAATGCCCTCCGTTTATAATGGTAGACATCATCTCATCGTACTCCTGAACCAGCGCATTTCTCTGAAGATTCAATCCATCTATTTTTCTTTTCGCTACAGCTACAGTATGGTCATCGGCTTTGGGGTCGTGTGCAACCTCTTCCTGATGCCATAGTTTAAGATTTACTATTGCAAGTTTGTCAATAAGACTGCCCGGAGTTTCCATAGTCATTCTCCTATAACAATACCAATGCCATGATTTGCAAACCCTTTCTTTGCATGAATGGTTACAAACGATTTACCGTCCATCCCCTGTTTCTTTGTAGTAAGTTCGTTCCAAAACTTTTCAACTTCGTATTTTTGATTGAAAATGTCATGAAGAGCGACAATACCAGTAACGTATGGAGAGTAAATTTCATAATCTTTTTTAACCGATTCGTATGTATGACAAGCGTCTATAAAAAGAAGGTCTATTCTTCGTACCTTCAATATCAGTTTCAATTGCTCTAACGTCTTTGGGTCATGCGTATCCCCAAGTATATCTGGAGTAGACTTTTCAGCAGAACTATCAATCCCAATGCAAGTAGCACCAAGACCGAACTCATAGAAAATTCGTTGCTTGTTCTCGTACACACCAAGTTCAACAACAACAGGATTTGTTATCTGTTGCTGTATAAAATAGCTTTCTACAAAATTTAAAAACAAGAACCACTCAGAAGGGTTTTGCCATGGGATAGGATAAATTTCAAATACTTTTTTATTCATTTGACCACTCGCTCATATATCCCCCATGAAGAATAGGACAATGATATCTCCAATCAGCATAATTACTAGGAGTCCTCCAATCTGGACCAAAAAAGACATCCAACCAAGCTTCGGGTGGACTTGGTACTTTGAACATCTCTCCAGCAAATGGTACAGTTGTAAATTCTTTTAGAATATTTACGGGGTACTCTGTATGCGTTTCATAACACTTCCATGTTTTCCCCATTCTCCGATTATAAAAGAACAAATCTTTTTGTCTATAATGGCACTGAATCTCAAAAGGAAGTACAAGAGTATCTCCATCAAAATGCGTCTTTAACCACAAGATACGTCCGTTTCTAATTTCCTGACCCGTAAAATGGGCTTCGTCGTATAACGGACCTAGTTCATAAAGAATATGCTCCATACTATCTTCTGACATTACTCCAAGGTCGATATCCTTATCGTATTCAATAAGCCTTCCATCCCGAATAAGACCAAGCAGAGTTCCTGCCATAAGAAAAACTTCTTCACCAATAGAATCAAGACGCTGCTTCAAAAGAACAAACTCATCCACAACACGGTTCATTCCTATTTTAGAAAATCCAAGTTCTTGGCTCATACGATATGCCCTTTTATTTCAGTAGTCGAAACATTAGGAGTTCTGGGTAAGTAAACAACTTCACAACATGATTTCAAAAAATCGAACTTTCCGGACCAGTCATCTCCGATAACAAAAACAGATATCCCCAACCGTAGAATATCATTATATTTTTGCTCCCACTCATATTCCGGTATAACTTCATCAACATAACGAATTGCTTCCAGTACATTTTTACGGTCCTCGTAAGAAAAATAAGAGAGCTTATTCTTCTCTAGCCTATTGAACTCATCCAAGGATAGCGCAACAGTCAAGTGGTCTCCGAGTTCTTTAGCTCTTCGCAAAAAGTTTATATGCCCATAATGAAGTATGTCAAAGGTTCCATAAGTTATGACTTTTCGCATAACAACTCCTTTGCTTTGGCTAGAACAACCTCGACTGGTATCCCACTCAGGCAGGGAGGGATTTTCCTATTCTCTTTAGACCTATGGTCTGCTCCGTCAATACATTTGACGCTATAATCGCAACCAAGCGTTTTACCATCAATTGGGCATGGAATCTGTACAATTTCCATGGAAGGGAACATTTTCTGGAAGACGCTTCCCCCCCTATACCCAAAAATGGCTATTGTAGGCACCCCCAAGGCTCCCCCTGCGTTAGAAAAGGCCGAGTCCAAGGAAATGACCACATCTGCCACAGACATCAATTTAAGGGCTTCTGTGAAGGAATACTTGTATGTCAGACCTGATTTTTCATCCAGTATTTTAAGGCACACTCCCGGAAGCTCTTTTAGCTTGTTTATCAGAGCCGTCATACCGGGCCAAGTCTTCAACAGGTTTGTCGTCTCCTTAGCTATGGCGATTTTCCTAATTCCATCTTCTACGCCCCATTCTTTATTTGCCCAATCCGTGGCAGCTTCGTCCACCTTAATCGTAGGATGAGTTTCGTCCCCGAAAATACTTATGTAATTCAGATAAATCTGGTCTCTGGGAGTTACAATTCTACCGTACTTTTGCATCTCAATAAGTTCAAACTTATAATCAATGTCAGTACAGTCAATCTTCATATCCGCCTGAAGATTTTCCCAATCGTCCGTCTGAACTGTGTCAATAAATTTGTTAAAGGCATAGGCTTCTTTGAACGCTTTGGGAACAACATATGTTATTTCGCAGGTAGGGAACTTTTTCTTTACAACCTCAGCGATAACCGACATAAATATATGGTCCCCAAGGCCACCCATCCAGCGTCTTATCGCAAGATGAAATGTCCCCTTGGAAATTATAAATTCGCTCATACGGTAAAGACTCGCTCCCGTGTCTATTATATTTTTCTTTATCTTTCCCAGTGCCTGACTCTCATGTGGATGGATTCCCCACTTCTCTTGGTACAGCCGGATGTTAGTGACCCAATGGATATCCCTTGATTTTATTTCTTCCTCATTCGTCTTAATGACTCCACCCAGAACATGATAGAACAAGGCTGCCCCAGTCCTGCAAAACTTCTTCCCCGCCAACCGAATCCGTAACGTATAGTCGTTATCTTCAATATATCTCGGCTTGAATCTCTCATCAAACATACCCACAACCTCAACGCACTCTCTTGAAAAAAGAGTAGCCGAGTACGCACCCGGAGGTATGTCCGTTACGATTTCCATGCTCTTCTGTGGAGTCTGACTATCTATGAACCACGGGGCGCACTGTGCCGTTGTAGCAAATACTCCGTACACATCATTATTGTTCTCAAGAAAATCTACAAGTTTGTCTATGCAGTCAAACCGGAGAGTGATGTCATTATTTACAAGAAGAAAGTGGTCGTAATCCCCGGCAAGAAACTTTTTTAGACCTATGTTCTGTGCAGCCGCAACACCCGTTCTCTTAGACTCGTAATCAATCCCCTGCGCTTTCAACCACTCAGGTGTCCCGTCCGTACTCGCATTATCCACTACGAATACATCGTAGTCGTTCCATGCTCGGATAGAAGTCAGAGCTTTTTTAGTCATCTCCAGAAGGTTGTATGTCAGCATGCAAACAAGAACTTTTTTAGGCTTTGTAAGATGCTTTTCTATTAAAGCTATAACATCATCCGCCTTAATATCTTTAAGACAACGAGTATATTCTTTATCTGCTTTTTCTTGGTAAGATGAACCGTCTATACAATCAAGAGTCCACCAACACGGACCAATCCCAAGAGGGCAAGACCCTTGAATAAAATCAGCCTTCTCATAATCTTCACAATACATCTTACCGTCCGTATGCCCAAACAGAGCAACGGTTCTCTTTTTCAATGCTCCTGCAATATGAAACGCTGCCGAATCCGGAGCTACGATTACATCACATTCATTGATAATAGCCGCCATCTCTCTGACGGTAAATTTATATGCCCAATCCTTGTTCGTACAAAACTTGTCTAAAAAATTTATTACTGAAATCTTTTCGTCTAGTTGTATGACAGAATACTTATTTTTTATTTTATCTATTAACTCTTGCGTTTGCGGGACCGTCCGTGTTTTGCAACTAGACTCGGTCTGAAATCCAATAAGGGGTCTTGGTAATTTATTACAGATAGTTTTTGCCCAAGCTTTTTCATCCTCCGTAACAGCCCACACAGGATTTCTATCAAATAAGAAAAGACCAAGATTCTCTAAAATAACCTCGTTCCTATTTCTGTATCCATAACGTCTGTCAGCAGCTTTCTCCCTCCATTTCAGCTCCAGACCGTTTACATCGAGAACTGAATCAAACATAATCTTAACATCGGTTGGAACTTCGTATAAAACTCCACCCGGTTCTATGTATGGATTATTTTCCCAGACGCTCTTAAATTTTTCGTTGGCAGCTACATAAATCTTTACTCTTCCTTCATACACTATTTTATATGCTTTTGGGATAACGGTTATCATCACGCTATCCCCAAGTTTGTCTATCTTTGAAGCATCAATAAGAATTGAAATCTTATCTTTTTCACGGAACAATTCTTCTGTCAGTCTATGCGCGTTCCAAAGCTCCGGAGAAACAAAATATGTTTTTATATCCGCATCACTCAAAAACTGGTCAAACATTTTTTCTCCGGGACGAATGACAATAGGTTCGTGATTCCTATTATAAAATATCTCCGAAGACTTACTGCTATTAACCCATAATTTACCTTTTGGCAACCTAAAACCTCCTCCACCCTTTTGAAGCATCATATCTTCCATCTGACTCTCTCTACAGCCGCCTCAATCTCTTGCCACACTTTTTCTTTATCAGCATACATACACTTATACTTGCTTCCACAAGCTTCCATCTTTTCAAAGCACGGAACACACCCAATAAGTTTACTAAGACTTACCTCTGTCGCACCTTCCGGCCTTAAAGGATGTTTAGATATTCTCTCAGACCCTCTGGACGGACCCGACAAAAAAACTACAGGGGTACGGGTAAAGTGAGCCATCCACAAAGCGGCAGAATCAACCGTTATCAGAACAAGCGCGTCCCGGAGTAGCTTAACCGTTTCGTCTGGTGGGATTTTCCTATTTTCTCCCATGACATAAACAGGAGCTATCTTCTCTAGCCGGGGTACAAGATAGTCAACAGTCTCCTTTGGTATAGTCTTCAAAGGCTTAGAACCACTATGACAAAACACTATCCCGCCCGTCCCAACTGTCGGTTGCTCCAGAGACCAGACAGGCTCCTGCTTCTGGTCATACCCAAAAAACTCCCTGAATATGTCTACCCTGTGCATAGAGTGATATTTTTCAAGATAAAGGTCTCTCTCAACAAGGTTGTCAAGGTAGAAAGAGACATCATATTTTCTAGGAGTCCTTGTATCAGACATAAACGAAGAAAAAATACCCTCGTTAAAAATTTCTATAAATCGAAATCCTCTAGCGGGGTCTTTGTTCGTTATCAGGTGTATCTTTACATCTGGATGTTTTTCTTTGAACTCGCGGGCCACGGGGAGGAACATAAGGACATCCCCAAGCGCGTACCTGCGTATAAAGGCTACGTCACAAACCCCTTTCATAACCTCTGTATATGTTTCTATTTTTCTGAGTGTTTTTGATAAAGGGATTCTATCGTAGGGTAAATCAAAAGCGGTGCGGGGAGGGATTACAATAGGGTCGTTGAGCCTGTCGTAGAATATCTCAAGTCCACCCGCATTGTAAACCAATTACCACCTCCCCGTACCGTATATACAAAATGAACGGGGGGGAAGGGGGAATTCTTCCCCCCCGTTCTGAACAAACGTCCCTCAGTTAATTATTAGACTATTAACTTTGTGTGAGGGTAACGGTTGCCAGTCCGTCCTTGATAAGCGTACCATACGCGAATCGAGTCATCAGACCCTTTCTAGGCGTGAAGTCGTTGGTATCCACAATCTTCGGAGTCACATAGAGAGGAATGTAGGGTGAGTAGAAACCAACAGAGTCTGTCCAAGTATTTCCCTTATATCCCATGAGGAGCTTGTTCGTGACAGGGAAGAACGGGTCTTTGTAAACCCGGTATCTGTCATTGAGCGTCCCCGAGAGATGCCGACCAATTGCAAATTCAGAAGGGTCGTTGGCAGGCGAGAACCGGAACTCTTCAAGCTTCTCAAGACGCACGATGGTATCGGGATGTCCGATAATCCAATTGGCGTAGCGATATCTCTTCTTGTAAATGAGGTTCGATGCATCCACAACGGCTTCGTAAAGAGTCCGCTTGTAATCCTTCAGGAAAGTCGTGGAAGTATCGCCAGCCAGCTGACCGTTGATATTCCAGTTGACGTTTCCTGCGCCCGTGCCTGTTCCGTACCCAGAGCCGCCCGCTCCCGCGAGGAGAGCAGTGATAATAAGACCGTCAATTTCACGGACAATCTGTTCCTGCAGCACGGTCATGAGTTCAGTTTCGGCATTAAGACCATGGTAAGCCATGAGGTCTTGCTCCAACTCCACCGTCCAGATAGCCTTGAGCTTCTTTTCGATAGCCGTGACGGTCTCGTTGGTGATTTTCAGGTCGAGTTCCTGCACCGTCCCACTCTCAGTCGTAGTAGCATAATTGGGAGACCGGACTTCGGCTACGCTGTCATCAGCAGTAGCTTGGTCAAAGGTGTTGTGATACTGGAAGTCGAGATAAAAAATCTTAGCCGTAGGCTGTGCAATCGGCTGAATGGAAACAAGGTCCATAGCCAAAAGCTTACTAAAGATTTTCCTAACGAGAGGCATGGCGATGGTCGTAAAGGTAAAGGACTGACCGGACGGAGTTGTCGTAGTCGTATCCTCCAACAGGTGCTTGGCCTGCTGCCTCAGGACTTTGGATATAATCCAGTCCTTGGATGAGGGGTCATTCGCCATTTTGAACTTGTCAAAATCTTCCGTCAGGGCCGCGTAAGAGTTTGACAGAAACTTAACCGGGTCTTCAACCAACATCTTCACTTCCGGAGCGGCCTGCTGCCGGAGGTCGTACTGAGACTTCAGGTCTTCATAAATTTCCATTACTTATCCTCCTTCTTAATTTTCATACCACCAAAGGACTGCATCTTCCTCTTAAAGTCCTCCGCAATCGGGTCATTCCCGTCATTGGAAGGTTTAACCACCCCTTTGCCCTTGTCTTCAAGGATTTTAGATTCCTCACTGGCAAGGACTTTGGCGAAATCTTCGTCTTCTTTCAGATACTTAGCCACATCTTCCGGAGTCTTGATAATACCCGAATCCAGTTTCTCGACCAGACGGGTCTTAACCAAAGCTCCAAACTTCAACCCCTGCACACCTTCGTCAATAGAATTACGAAGTTCCTGCTTGAGCTTTTCCTCGGCAACCTTGGCTGCCTGTTCCTTCTGAGCATCCAAAACGGCTGTCTGGTCAGTGATTGTTTTCTCTAAAAGAGTGACCTTGTCAATCAGAGCCTGCCGTTCCTCGTCCGCCACCTTTGCCGCCTTGGGATTTTCCTTAACGATGTACTCTTCAAGATATCCGCTAGAGCTAAGGATATCAACAATTCCCTCAAGGACAGAAAGGTGCTTTTCCATCTCCTTGTCCTTCGTGTTCAGCTCGGCTTCCAACTGAGAGACACGCCCAAGGTTCTCCTTGAGTTTAGCATCCGCCTCTGTAACCTTAGGCTCAAATTCTTTGGAGAACTCAGCCTTCAGTTCGTCTATAATCTGAGGATGCTTTTCTTTCAGCAAAGCCAGAGTTAGTTCTTCAGACATTGCTTCCTCCTGTATGACTTTTTCATTTGCGTCCGCCTGTTCTATGATTTTGTGAATCTGAGCGGACTGAACAGACGGGTCAATCACAAAATCAACACTCTCCAACTTATAACCCTTTTCAATCTCCTCCAATTCCTCTCCGTTGACAGTAACTTTCTTACTGTTACCAGCCCCACGCGAGGAAAATCCCGGCCTTCCACCAGCTCTCAAAATTTCCTTCAAAACAAGACCTGCCGGGGTATTAAGAATAAGACATTCACCAAGAATACGGCTAGGTTGAAACTCGTCCCACCAGAGCTTTGTGACCATATGGGACGTTTCCTTCAGTCTCCCTCGCACCTCAGGATGGTCAACCTCTCCGAATACACGGTTTTCTTGAAGACGGTCTTTCAGACCAGCAAGTGCTTCCTCAAGGACTTCCTTCTTGTAGATTCTTTTGTTCCGATTGGGAATGTCGGCTTCCTGTACAACACCAGTAACCTTCATTCTTTTTTCGGTCTGTCCCTCGACAGCGTCCTCTACAATCCTGAGGTTGCTCCAAGTTGTTTCAACTAAAAGTTTTTCGGGCATTCTATGCTCCATGTATGACTTTATCCATAGTTTGTAACATGTCAAGTATTGTTAATTTTGTCATTTACCACTTCCACTGATAGATTGCAAAACAATAACTAAAAGAACACCAATCCCAAACCCCTCTGCCCTCTTTTTCCATTTGGACTTTTGGTATTCTCTTTTCCACTTATTCATAGCTGTCTCGGCAGAGTCTTTTGCAAATTCACATTTAACCAACTCTTCGCCCCTAAGTTGTAATGCTTCCTGCAACTTACCAACACTACCAGAACATAGAGTAAATTTGTCTACCAACTCTTTAGTCACAGATATCTGGTCCCCAAGTGATTTTCCTAATGCTTCCTCAGACAGAAAGATATTAAGGGTGGACTCAGCTCCGGAACGAGTGAAGTCGTATGTTTGTAGGCCAGTCAGACGAACTTCTGTCCCAACCCTACTTGAAATCTTTGTAACAAGTTCATTAGGAGAGAGGGTTTTAGTTTTGGACTTCTCGTTAGCGAGGGCTTTTTCTGTTTGTATCTGTTTTTCTTCAAGTTCTTTTATCCTTTCGTCCCGCAGAAGTATAAGCTGGTTTGTGTTATTTATCTGCAGAAGAAAATCAGAAATCTTAGCCTCGGCTTGAAGCTTGAACGATTTATATTCAGAATCAATATCTTTGAACAACTCCTCAGCGGCAGCAGCCTTTTTTTCAGACTGCAGCTTTGAATCATATAGATACAAACATCCGGCTATCAAGAGAACAATAACAACGCACAACACAAAGGTTTTCATGCTAGACTCCTAAAACCCCCTCTCCACCTCGGTTCTAATACCCTTACTTGACTGTCGTCTTCGGATGCCAAACGTCGTACAGACCACTGGCAACAAACCAGACGGAAACAGCGTACAAAAAGAATGCGCTCAGGGTGAATTGCTTGGTGAAAAGCAAGTAACCGCCCGTAAACGCACCCGATACAAGCATAGAAATAACGTAGCCAAGAATCTTCTTGGTCGCGTCACTCGCGCCCGTAAAGAGTTTCTTAATGTACTCCGTCACACCCTGAACACTCAGGATGCCCCCAACTCCCGCAAGAATAAGCTGCGTGATAATCGGGTCATAAATCATGATGTACCTCCTATTTGGTATGGTAAAGTAGCGTAAACCCTTCTCCCATCCAAGATTTGGGGAAGAGCATCAAAGAACTCTTTTGGATTAGCCGTACTGTAAGACTTTCTCTGGTATACAATTCCGTCATCCAATATTTCTTTAGCAAACCCGTTAGTATCTTTCAAAATAATAATATTGGTCCCATCAAATCCAAACGTAGCTATGATATCAACATCATCATCGTCTCTGTGTGGAAAGACAACATCAATTCCAAGCATCTTTAACCTCATTCATACTTCATAACAAATTTATTATTGCTTTTGTCGATTATTTCTCTAGCCTTCGTATCCCAAAGTCCGGGGTTTCCGGGAAATTTATCCATGGTATTTAAAATCTTTGCTCTGGTAAAAGAGTTTTCCACATGTCGTATAAGTTCTGGAGGAGACCCTATTTTTTGAGCCATAGCCATGATATCTTTCTCTCTACTGACATACCTTTCAAGCGCGGCATGAATTTTTGGAGAGATAGGTTGGTTTCCAGATTTACTTTCCGCATGCGTCATATAGTAAAAATCATGAGAAAACGAAAGATTATTATCTATGGCAATTACTTTTTTAGTAGACTCGTTTATCAAATAGTTATTCATATGTCTATCACTATTCGCTATAACTATATCCAACGCCATCATTTCGTCCCATGACTCTTGCTCAGCCCCGTTCTTACCTGTTTGTACCATACCTACCGGAGTCCCCTTCTCATCCCATCTCTGCCAAGAACCGATACCAAAGTGGTTCTCCTGAATACGATTTAGTTCATCATCTCCTTCTCCAGCTTGCACAGCTTCAATCCCGGCCTGATATCCCATCTTTATTTCTTCAATGGTCGGACCCTCTCTTATTATCGTCTCCGGAACGATATCAAACCCCATTGCTCTGCTTATAGCATAACTCAAAGCATCGCGCATCATGGATGACCCTTTATCCCCACCACCTAACGCATGCTCTTCCGGTTTATAGGCATAGGTTCTTTCTTCCCCATCCGGACCCCTAAGAACCGTCTTCCACGTTTTGCTAATGCCCTGTTTTCCATTCAGTTTAATATTGATAATATTACCGTTTAAAATAAAGTCTGCTTTGGCTTGGTCCACAAGAGGTCTAGTTCCTAAAATATCTTTGGGAATCTTTAAACTATTGGCTATTCTTCCCTTATCATTACCCCTAGCAGAATTAGGCGGCCTTCCAGAGCCGGGACCACCATTTTTACCCGGAGGACCACCCTCAATGAATCTCTTAGAGAATTCTTGAACTACCCTGTAATATCCCATCTCAGTCCTCTATTGATTCCTCATAAGGAGCATTCGACCACGACCTGCTGCCATGGTATTCAAAGGGTATAAGCTTGATAAACCGTAATCCCTCAGAAGAGAAAACAATATCTCTTGTCTTTTCATCCAAAAGAGGCTCCGCCAGCCGTTTTGTAGCAACAGCCAACGGAAAGTCTTCCGATGTTTTAATTTCAAACGCAGGCCCGCCAGAAAGGTCCGCACCAATGGCGTAGATGGGTGATTTTCCATCTTCCCACTCTGAGTTAAATATATCTACCCGTAACACTTGTCTCATTTACCCTCTCCCCAGCACATGCGGCACAGCAGCTCGGTTGTTCCGTATAAAAGTTCCACTATTACCCATATAATACTGAGTTCTCGGTAAAAACTTACCACTAGTCTTCAGTGCTTCCGCCCGAGTAAATATATCCTCTACTCCACGCATATCTGCTGCGCTCATTTTCAATTTTTTTGCAGCTTTAAATACTTTTTCCTTACCCGCTAAAAGTTTATTAATAGAATTTATAGATGACTCAGATAAAGGCTTCTCTTCGGGATTAAGTTTAAAATCGTCAAAAACACTAATTCTAATATATGGACTACCTGTCCGCTGAGGAATACAAAGTCCATTATCTATGGCATGAAGCTTACCATTTTCTTCATCAATCATAATATTATTTCCATGCCTGTCCGAATTACCTGTGATTGTATCAAGTAGAAAAAGTTTTTCTACTTGGTCCACATGAGACTCAGCAAACCTAGATTGCATCCTGTCAAATGCCCCGGCCCCATTATTTCTATCCTCCACCTCTCCGTTTATTCCCTTTATCCACCGTTGCGCAGAACCTATTCCCTTCTCTGGATGAACAAATAAATCCGTATCTGGAACTAGTCCAAGCCCCATCGTTCTATCAATAACACAAGCCAAAATCTCTCTTTTATAAAAAGTACCCTTTTCTACAAAATTTCTCAACTTTTCACCCCGAGGGATTATTAGATTTCCTTGTCTATCCCTACCCATACATTCTCCGTTCTTTGGTTTGAAGCAAGTTTTTAATTCCTCATCCCCAAATTTCATATACAGTTTGAACGAAAGGCTCGTAGCGCGGGTATCAGAATTAGGTTCTGTCCTTGACACCTCTCTAGAAATAAGGACATCCTGAAGATTGCTTCTATCTTCAGGAGCGGAAATAGTAGGATTCTGTTCCCTCGGTATTCTTCCCATATCATGTCCATACCTACTACCTACGGTTCTTCCTGAACCGGGTCCGCCTTCTAAAATATCCAAAACACCACGATTGAATCGCAGGCGTAAGATGTCGTAGCTCAATTTATTTATCACTCTTTTTTAAAAGAATAGTAATGACAGAATCATCATCAGTAGGAAATTCGTCTATTTCCGGCAACATGTCAAGCCACACAGAAAACTCATCGTCTGTTTCGATATCAGGTTCTATATTTTCTCTCATTTTATTTTGTAAATAAATGTATAAGCCCCAAAATTACCCCGAGTATGGAAATACCAGAAACGAACCAGAGTTGCCCCTGTGAAGCCTTGCCTTGGTGGCTGGACCGAAAGTCTCGGCTTTCCCGCAACTCGTCATCATACACCTTGTGAGAAAGAATTGCTTCCGCCCGTGTGAAATAATTCTTAGATTGGTCGCTCATGGCTTGTCGAAACTCATTCATAGAAGATAAACGAGCATTCATTACCTCATCGCTCTTAGCCATTTCAGCACACAGTGCGTCAAAACGGGAATCAACGTAATCTCGCAATGTAACCCAGTCTGCCCTGTGCATAACCCCATCTTTTCCTTGTGCCAATTTACCCATTAATCTTCCCACAAGTAAAAACATTCATTTTCTATCTCCTTTTATAAAAAAATCATAGGTGAACGGTCCATCCTCCTTTGTCATGACAATCGGCTTTATCATAATATCTTTTCGTTGAACCTTAATTCCTTTTTGGTTAAGAAGGTCATGAACTCCGTTAATACCCTCAAGGATTTTCCTATCCTCGTTACCGAACTGAGGAACGGACGCTATAAAGAACGATACTTTTCCACTCCTCTTGAACCAAGTCATCCCCATTTCTTTAGAAGACAAAAAGTCAACGATGTCTTTTTTAAGCTGTGGAGTTACCTTATCTTCTATTGTAAAATGAGTCATCGGACTGGCCTCCGAACCTGTAGCCGCAGTCAGCATCAGGACAGCGTCTTGGTCGTTATCCTTGGCAGTCTGAGCTATCATCGCCCTAGCCTTGCCATTACCCTTATAAGAGACAACCCATGTCGGCTCCACCCCCCCATATATGCCAGACCCAAAACTAACCTTCGCATCCCTCACACCGGGTATGGCTATGAGGATTTTCTCAAACTCCTGCATCTTCCTATAGACTTCGTGGGTAGACCCGCCAGCTCGGTAACTCGTTATTCCCACCCTTATTTCAGGCTCGGTTGAACCACTACCGCCGCCCGAAGTGTACTGGTTTCCCCTGAAAGGATGCCCCGGATTCTCACCCGAATTGGCATTACCCTCAGTGATTTTCCTAAATCTGGGTTTAACAATAACGTATGTCATCTCCCCTCCGCCATCAAAACAGACCCCTCAGGAGTGCGAAAGACAACTCCGTCATTCCTCTGAAGCCAGAAACCCCCTCTTTCTACTCTCTCTACAACCCCCACCCGAACAAGAACTCCATCTAGTTCCCAAACAGTCGCCCCAACAGGAATTGTGGCTGCAGATATCCCAAACTCCATCATGGCAGCTGGCCTGATGAGCTGCATTCCGTTATTGACCAGAGTCATTGCGTTACTGACGATATTCTCGACTGCAAATCTCGGGACCGCCCTGTATCCCGTAGCATTCATGAGGTTTATAATCTGGTCGTTCAGTACCTTCCTCTGAGTTATAAAAAATTCCTGTTCTACTCCCGCAGTAATAGCAATCTTAGCCCGAGAAGCATTCATCTGGCTAAACAAATCATCAAACAAGTCTGCCACGTTCCCGGTCACGGGCGCACCCTCGGCTGTCGTAACGAATGCAGCAAGCCTGTCCAGCCCCGTTATTATCTCCGGAGACAACGCAACACCACCAGAGCCGTCTGTGTCCTGCATGTCTTCCCGAACATAAACAAGCCTGCACAAGCAATTGAAAAGACACTCCGTATCCCCTGATTTTGGGACCGTGGGAAGAGTTTCTTTTGTATATGGAGAATTTGCTGCAATATCAAGACAATCCGAACAGTGGTCCCCAATAGGATGTCCTAGTTCCCAGTGAATCAAAACCCCATCCCAGTCCTGACCTCCAGCAACGTATCCGTTCCAGAACTGTGCCTCAAGAGAATCCGCATAATCCTCGGCGCGGGCCTCCGCTCCCTTAAGAGACTCATGATTCCCTATCTGCCCAAAGGCATTCTTTGCATACCGGGATTCCTGCCTTAGAGCAATGTTAGAGAATCGCTCATCCGGCTCCGTCATTCCCTGTGACTGATAAAATGGATTCCCAGAATGCATGGCCCCAGCATTAAACGCCTGCTTGTAAAAGTCAGGACCGAACTCCTTGAACTCCGAAAGAGCATCCGCAGGCGATATAACCCCTGCGTCTATTCTTCCAGTCAAGTCCTTCAGCCGCGTAGCAAACTCATCCTTAATATCACTAAACGCCGCCAGACCCTGCCTAGCGGCCCCACGGTCAAACCCCCCGATAGACCCCAATGCCTGACTCCATATACCCCTCTCAGTCTCCGCCTTCCACCCACCACCAAAGAGGAACTTGCGGCCCTCGGTAAGCCAGAACTTATCAATCTCCTCTGTCAGGACCATCGAGTTACCGGGGATTTTCCTAATCAATCCCAACCTCCGGTTCTCATCTTTGAGACACGATTTAACACCCTATCCACCCTCCTTGCCTGACGAGACCACTGCCTAGCCCACTGGACAGTCGCTTTCTTTGCGGCTGGAGAGGCGGCATTAGATGACCGAACTGCCAATATAGCATTCTTGGACCCCTCCTTCCTCCAATCCCTTTCTCCCTTGAGTATTTTTATCTGCTGTACCGTAGAAGGAGTGTTTTTAAGGGCATTTATAAGTTTATTCAATCTGTCTTTCGTAGTTTCTTTGGGAGGATATGTCCTCGTCTGATTATCGTCGGCCCGGTAAGGACTTTTAGCCTGAAATCGTCTAAGTTTTAACTTCCGGAGTATTCTATTAACTTCTCTTGGATTTTTTGTATTCTTAATATTCTTAGCCCAAGCTTTAGGCTGAGACAACCCGGACGGTCTTCTCCCCGAACCCGGACCACCCTCTACCAGAATAGTCTCAAAATCTTCGGGGAATACTTTTCTCATTTGTGTCTCCTATGGCTTGCTATATTTATCTATAGTTCTTTTCCAGCCAGAGGATGTGTCAAAAGACATCCTTACAAGCCTATTAAATCTATGCAGCGCATACTTTTTATTGTTAGAACGAACTCTATCTCCTACCTTCTTCCACACATCTCCATATCGTTTTTGCTGAGAAGGCCAATCAGCTTTCGCTCCCGCCCTTCCCGGTCTCCGTCCACTACCGGGGCCACCCTCAAGTAAGACTGTGGTGAATTCAGAAGCATTTACTTTTCGCATTTCTTCCTCCCAGCTAACTTGACCTTCTTATCTGCTCGGTCAGTCCAGTTTTTTATAAAAGGTTTGTCCGGCTTCCTATGGAGACCAAAATTCTTCATGACTGTTTCAGAATTTCTAGGTCTGGGCTTTTTTGCACCCTCTTGAAAGTTCTCCCAGTGGACCCTTCCGCCTTGACGATAACTTACCATTCCAACCGCTTTGTACGCAGCAGCTCTCCAATTTCTATTTCCTTTCGGAGCAATAAGTTTAGCCTTACCTATTTTCAATGCACCCTTGGCAATATCTTTCTCTCCCGCAGCCCGGAGTCTTCGGACCTTATGGGCCAGATAAGTTCTGGCTGTTGCCCCTCCGGGCCGTCTTCCAGAACCCGGACCACCTTCTACTAGAACAGTATTGAAATCTTCAACATTTACTTTTTTCATAGTTAGTCTCCGTACATGGGTCCGTATTTTTTAGATTTAGCAGAGGCTGACATACTATACCTCTTGCTCCACGCCTTGCTCTTCATCTTCATTCCCTTCGATAATTTTTCGGCGTTTTTCTCCATCCAACCAAGAGCCTTGATATATCTTTTTTCTCCAAGTTTTGTTTTGGCATTCCAAGATTTTGCTCTAATGACTACCTGACCAATGTCATCCCTCCTGTTGGCTAGGGAAATAAGTTTAGAAGCCGTCACTCCACTTGGCCCGACTCCCTTCCTTCCACCTCCCGGTCTACGCCCACTACCCGGACCACCCTCTAGTAAAATAGTCTTGAAATCAGACACATTTACTTTTTTCATACTATCTCCTTTTTCCTTTTCTTAAATTACCCATGCCCAAAAACAAAGCCCGATTAGCCCGCTTTGCTATAACCTTATTTATACCAGCCCTACTTCTAGGAGAAAAATAATCCCCACTAAAAAATCTTTCTTTACGAATAGCTTTGAGTTTATCAGCAAGATTTTTACGTGCGCCTGCATGTCCGGGCCTCGGACCACTACCGGGACCACCCTCAATAAAAACAGTAGTGAATTCAGATGCACTTACTTTTTTCATATTATTTTTCTTTCTTGGCCCACCTTGCCGCTTTCTGTTTTTCTACCTTATCCCAATTATACGGCTTCACAGATTTTGCATTCAATTTAGCAAGCAGCGAAATTGTAGGAATCTCTTTGATTGAAGGTATCCCTTTCCCTTTAGGGCTGCTTGTGGCCCACGGAGCAGCGGGCTTTGATTTTCTAGAGAACTTTGGATATACACGCTTACCCCCACCCGGACCCCGTCCACCTCCCGGTCTCCTACCACTACCGGGACCACCTTCTACTAGAATAGTATTAAAATCTTTAGTATTTACTTTTTTCATGATTCATGGTCTCCTTGTTTTAGTATAAATTCTTTTCTTTCTGCAAACTCCTGCTGCTTGCCAGAATTCCAATAAGACACAGGCCGCATGTAGCCAACAACTCGACTATAGACCTCAACATGTGCCTTACATCCCGGCTCAGAGCAGCAAGGGACAAGTTCTTTTCCACACTTTGAACAGGTTTCACTCATTTCTCATCCTTTCTAATCCACCGTCCCGTGGACGATTTTCCATATTCGTTCTTGAACCTGTACCAAGCCCAAACTCTGGGCATGGGCTTACCTGTACTCAAAGCCTCCATATAATACTCTCTCCATTCGTTAATCAAATCAAGTCTATGATTAAACATATTTCTAATAAGAGGAGGAAGGGTGTACAGAGAATCAAACCGCTCCTTGAAAACCATAAATCCGTGTTCCCGTATCCACTTGAAAATCTTGTCTTGGTCCTCTCCGAACTTATCCTTGTCGAACATGATTGCCGCAACAACAAGATTACCAGAATCGTTCTTTACCTTTACCGAGTGAATCCCATTCTTCTCGTCTACGATAAAGCTATTGTCCCCAGTTTCTTCTGGGATTTCCTGATGGACGTTACGAACCTTTACCAACGTCCACTTCTCTCTCATCTCTGGAGATTGATAATATCTAAGGCCGTCAACTAAAACTGATTCATTCACAGATTCCTCCTCATCCGAATCATCTTTCTTTTTCTTGGGTTCATCTTCAAACACGATGTCATCTATGTCCCAGACAAACCTACTCAAGTCTCTTTCTTCAGGCATTTTATGTCTCCTTCTTAAAGTTCTTTCTATACTCTTCGGCTTCCGCCTCAGAAACTTCATGATAACTGTCTGCATCGCTTGCATACCCAGATACGGCATCAAGTGTGCTACTCGCAAATACCCATTTTCCACTACTGTCCCATCTCTCGATAATTGGAGGAGAAACATCCATGTCCAATCGTCTCAACGACATATCCTTCTCCCCAATATAACGAATAAAATATCTCATGCCTTCCCCCAATTCTTAAACACTTCTCCCGCCCTCGCTGGAATCTTAAAATCTTTCCAGTTATCAATCATTTCTTTTTCCAAAGCTGCAATCTCAGCTGCATCTTTAGAAAGCCTTTGTCTTTCATAAATAGGGTGATTTTTCTCAGCTATGACAACAGACTCCTTCGTATGAAACTGAACTTCAAAAACATATCCAGTAGTCGTATCTCTGAACTTAGTATTAATTCCTCCATATGAACCAAGCCTCTCAAAATAATTGCTTTTTTTAACAAGCTCATATCCCTGAGATACCATTGTTTTTCCCATATTTTCACACGCGTCATAAAAAGTTTCTTCTGGGGCAATGGTTGTATATCTGACTACATCCTTTATTTCCTTAGCCGCATCATCTAGTGTAAGAACCCTATCCGGTTCTTCTTCCTTCATCTTCTGTAATTTTCTAGCTATCGACGCTTCTGTCTTTAACCGAGTATCAAACCGATTAAATATAGTCCCATCCGGACGAGTTATAAAACTACTAAGAGTAGTCCCCGAAGAAGCCGCTGAAAAAAGCATGTTAGCAGAAATAGCAGGTTCTACCGCAGCTCCAGCAGCATACATTACTTTGGCTAGCTTCAGCCTGTTCTCGTAATCAAATGTCTTTTCCCCGGTTCCCTTCGTGGCATCCTTAGGACTATCCCCACCACCCCCGTCTCTGGGCGCACTCCCACCCACCTGTCCGGGCCTTCCCGCATGGTCATAATTACCAGACTTCTCATTACCTTCCATCCATATTTTCCTAATGCCATGATGCTTACTCTTGCCAATCAGGAACCAGTACTTGGGACTCAGTAGTTCTCTAAGAGATTCGTTCTTTTTCTTCCCCACAACTTTAAGAACCAAACGCCCATCACTCCCCAAGTTCACAACTTTAAAGCTCAATCCCCTCGGAAGAATAAACTCTCCCTCCCGAAGATAATTTCCTTCTGTGACATTTCCAACATGGGGATTAAATTTAAATCCCTGTTTCCCTCCTAAAAATGTGTCAACGGGAAGTATATTTGTACCCTTTGGAACGAGTATTTTTATTTGATGATTATTGAATCCTTTGGCAAAAGTTAAAGAAGAAGAAGCTGACACATAACCAGCATCAGTAAAAATATCTCCTAATTTAATTTTAAACAACTTAGCCCATGTTCTATCTCCAATACCCCGGAAAAGAGTAAGATTTTCTTTCAGGCTAAATTTTTCTATAGCAGAATCAATATTTGGTATGGCTGTAGTCGCCAATTTTAATCTGTAGTCTACCGAAGGGCCACTCTGACCGGACAAAAAAGTTGGGTCTCTAAGATATTTATTTATTGTTACAGAATCAGAGATAGTATACTCACTTACCGACACAGTTTCCTCAGGTGTAATTGTAAATGGGTCAGGAAGATTTAATAGTTCCAACTGTTTATTTATAAATGGACCTATGTCTAAGCCCAAAGGCATCTTATCATCTATTACCGTATAGTCTTTCTCGTTGTCTCCAGTACCTCCACCTGCCGTGTACTGATTTCCCCTAAAAGGATGTCCCTCTGGTTCTCCTGAATTAGCATTACCTTCTTCGTCCGTATCTTCTTCAAGCTCAAGCGGGTCAAACCCCAACATTCCAACAACATCTTCTGGAGTAACATCCATTTCCTCATCATCTGGGTCCGGGTCTTCAACCTCCCACCAGTTGACTTCTACCTCTTCAACATCGCCTATGTGGACATCATAATCAAGTTCGCTCATGCTAATCCCTTTCTCCACACTGCAAAAATAGTTGGAGATATATACGCCTGTAGCGCAACCGTAGGGGTGTTACCGAGTCTTGCAGCAACGTGTTTGGCAACCTCCCTGACTGCTTTTTTATACAACTTCATAGTCTTAGGAACTTGAATTTTTTCCATAAACTTCTTTGCCAAAGTTGTACCCATCAGAGTCCGGAAATCTTTAGTAGTAAACTTCCTGCCATTAAGCGTGTGAACAAATCTGTTAAGTTTACCACTGTCTATGCTAAACAGCTTGCCATCCTCTCCAGCGGTGATTTTCCTACCAAGCAAAGTCTTCGCAATGTCTTTATCCTCAATGAGGACATCCTGCGCAACCCCCTTCTTACCGATAAACTGGAGCCGGACCTCTTCTCCAACCTGTACAACATGCCGCCCCTCAAGAGTCGTGGCCCCGTAAGACTTGACCTTGGCTACAATCTCCTCATCCGAACCGGGCCGAAGACCCGTCTTCATGATAAGATTCGACACAACCGCCGCTTCCCTAGTATCCGCGTCCCGACTGCGCATTTTCCTGCCTATTTCCTTCTCAATTCCTGCCTGTTTAACTTCCAAGGACTTTATTCGGGCAAACTTCTCTCTAGCCTGCCCCTTCTTGAACTTCTCACTGTACAGATACTGGTCCCGGCCCGCAGCGTCCTTACCTACAACCAACAACTCCCCCTTGGGGTCCGGGTTAAATCTAACTCCCGTCCACGCGGGCGGTATGCGGATTTTCCTAATGTGCTTTGGCAGGTTCTCTTTGTCTTTAGCATCAACGAATCCCTTGGCTACCCCCCCGCCTGCGGGCGAGTCCCCGCGAGTGTCAAGATTCGTCGCTCCTGATTCTCTCCCAGTATCCTTTCCAGTGCCTGAACCGGGAGTCCGACCAGAACCATCTCCGCCTTCAGCTAAAGACTCACCGACCTTGGCTTTCCTGTTCTGGTCTACTACTTTTACACGAAGAAATAGTACGTTCTGTCCATCCACTTTCCTATCTTTAAGTCCGCCAACAACTTCATACTTAGTTCCCCGGTCCAGCACAAATTCAGTTTCCCAGAAGGCTAAAGCATTTTGAGAATTTTTAGATGGATTGTATTTGTTAGCCCTATAAATATCTGGATTGAATGCCTTCGTTCCCTTAGGGGCAAGTATTTCCAACATAAAATATGAATGCTGTGAAAAATCAATAGCTGTACGCGGAGAAATAGAAGTAGAACTATATCCCATATCTCTATATGTCGTTCCAGCTCCCTTTTCACGAAGAGCTTTAAACAAACCCTCCTTTACCCCCCGGTAAAGGACAGTTGGTTTCTGTAAACTTTGCTTATCAAGAATCTTATCCATATCTTCTATAGTTTTAAAGGCAATGGGGTCAATTGGCGCACCATATCTATCTTTCTCCAGTTCAGGATGACGAAGATGATAATTAATAAGATTATAATAACCACCCTGATATGAAGTTGCGGCTAAAGCAGACTCTTCTCCCGGAACGGATATCGGACCATGTGCAGAAAGTATATATTTTTCTACAGAAGAACTCATCTCTCGGGTCATATGAAACATGTCCATATTTCCAGACTCTCCCGGAAATCTCTCATACCCTGCATCCGAATCCTTAGGAAGACTACCACCCTGATGCCCCTGAATTCCAAGATGGTTGTAATTACCAGACCCAGCACTACCCTCCGCAACCCCGACTGTTTCCTCTTTGGACGTAACAACAGGTTCAACCAGCTCGATGTCTCCGGAGTTCCAACCAAACTTATCTATATTAATCATTATGTCCATTCCCCCGGCTAAGAACACGAAGGACTGCCGTTTTTTCATAAACCGATTCGACTACAAATTTAATTCCTCTATTCAAACATACTTCATTCTCTTCATCCTCATCTATTTTTCCAATCTCCGGGACAGATATAGCCGGAGTTCCCTTCGGAACATAAATCTTAACGGAATAGGAAGGACTAGAACCTTCCCTTTGTATATTACGAAAATGGTCTCCTACTATCTTCTGCGACGAACACGACACAAAACCTTTATCTATAAATGTCTGTCCGACTTTAAGTTCCATACCTCCGACACCACGATATAAAACAGTATCTTTTGTAGTAAAACTTTTTTTCATAACTGAATCCATAACAGGAATCAACTTATCAGCTATTATTTGCGTCCATTTATTATCTTTAAAATCTTCTGGATGGGTTCCTCTAAGGCTATTATTAACCATCGCATGCCCATCAGAAACATACTCTTTAACCAACTCTAATTCTGATTCTAATATATTTTTTGACTCCGCCAAACCGATAGTCCACTTTGTAGCCTCACGAACTTTAGCTCTGTCATCCCAATTAGTAATCTGTGGAGATTCGGATTCTGCATTCTCAGCTCCAGTACTGCCACCTACTGTATATTGATTTCCTCGGAAAGGATGACCTTCTGGTTCTCCCGAGCCTTCTCCGCCCTCAATAACAAGTTTTTTCTTCCCTTTTTTACCGGGAATCCATTTTGGGGACAAAAAACCAACAAGTTCCATCAGTAAAGCTCCCGCCTCTTCCCTCTAAGTATTTTCTTAATAGCATCTTCGGTTCGCATAACAAGTCTACGCATATTAGGGTCAGCTAAGACCTTTCTACGAATCTCATCCAACTCAGAAGGAGTCGCCGTGCGAAGACGAGCGGCTGTCCGGGCGGTGATTTTCCTAAATCCCTCCTCCGGAGGAGGCTCGGGCTGCCCGTCAGCCGACTGTCCCTGTGACTGGTCCTGTTGCATGCTCAACTGCATAGCCATTTGCTGCATCTGCATCTCTTGGTCCTTTGCCGCAGCTTCTTCTTCCGCATCTTTTATCATCTGTAAAAGCTCTTCGGCCTCTGCAGGTGACAAATTCATGAACATTGTGCGTATAATCCAGTCTGTCGGCAGGTTTATCCCCATATTTCTGTAGACACTTAGCAAATTGGCCTTTAAGTTCTCTATATTCCACTTAGATTCCTCATCCGGAGTGCCTATCTCAGGAAACCTGATTCTCCAATTGAAAGAATTAGGGTTCACCCCCGCCATAATCCAACTTATCTTGTAGATTTTCCTTAACCCCTCTGCTAAAGCATACCTATGTCTCTTAATCATCTTGACAAAAGCCACGTTCTGCTGGTACAGAGTCGCCTTTGAATTCACATCCCGCTCAAACCCCAAGTACGCCTTGGGAACCTTCGTTCCAGAGAACAATTTGTTATGAAAGTGTTCGACATCCCGTATTTCACCAAGGTGAGTTACCCCACCAATCATCTGATAGTCGCCTCCGGGCGCATCCTTTCGCACGGGTATGTAAATATCTTCCATAGGAATCAGCGGGTCTTTCTCTGTCTTTAGTTTTCCCTCGGCTGAAAAATACCAACGCTTCTGATTCATAAGTCTGATTTTATTAATGTGCTTGGCAGCCTCTTTTTCTCCCATCCCCGTAACGTCAATCTTCCAAACTCCCTTTCTATTCGCTTGGGCTATTCTAGTAACAACAAGTGTATCCTCAAGCATACGCTCGACCCTGTAAGCCCTGCGAAGTTTTGAGAACAAGGAGAAATTAACCCCGTAATCATTATCCCCAATCTTGAAATGAGCAATTTCCCACGGGTCGAACTCCGCAACCACGCGAGAAATTGTATCGTCCTTTTGTATATACGGTTTTTCAGTATTGATAGAACCGTCTTTCAGATAATTGCAGAAGACCTGCTTCGGAGGAAGAAATTTAAGCTTGGTTATCGTCTCCGGAGTGCATACTATCTCGTAAAAGGCATCTCCATAGAGAAGCATGTTCCTAGTAATAAACCAAATCTTCTCTTTGAGTTGGAGGTCTTCCTCCATTGCTTCGATTATATCAGACGCTTTTTCCTGCCCCTTTTTAGGAGTCTTTTTAACGTCCTGTTGTGTCTCATCATCAAAAATAACAGAGTACGAATCCGTAAGGTCAGTCGCAGACGAAACTACAAAGTCCGCATGGACATCAAGAGCCGACGAGAGTTCGACAATTTCCGTGTCCATCTCTTCATAGTCAACATACTTCTTTAATCTGTCATCTGATATTTCAAAAACAGAACCCTGTGACCAATCAAGCTTCGGCCTCTCTGTCGTTATATCGTCCTGAGCTACCTGTGTCGGTTCTGTCTTACGAAATACATTCTGAATCCGTTTTATTAAACTTTGTCTTTCCGGTTGTCTTTCATCGGATACAAGAAAATTATCTGGCATGGGAACCTCCGCATAGAGACGCTACCCTGATTTATATAACAAATCAAGTATAAGTGTTTTTATTCAGAGTACCCGGAGATGACAATTCCGTCAGACACTGTAACTTCTAAAACACGAAAGGGTTCACCTTTTATTGATTCTTGTATGCCCTCAAAAAAGAATTGAGCTAAATACGAAGGAGTAGGATTGACCTCATTAAACGGAGTAGTGTCGTTAATTATAAAAGGAAGCGTCATAATGATTTTCCCAAGCAATCTATCCAAATCTCTTGGTAAAGCGATAAGACCAATATCGTTCAACGCTTCCGCACCAAAGTTCGCAGAAACTTTAAATTCATGCGCATGCAACACAGCCTCATCAGACTTGTACCCAGTTAAAAAATGAGCAGCGGAAAAAGACTTGGATATTTTTATTGTATACATACTCACTCCTCTTCCTCATCGGCTTCTTCTATTTTTCCGTACTCTTTGGCTTTTTTAATCCATCTGTGAACAGCCATACTTGAAACACCGAATCTTTCGGCAATCAGACACATCTGAAGACCGTGTATTTGCTTCAGGTCGTTACACTTTTTACCAAGGTCAGCCATATCATCCGATGTACGTTTGTGAATTCTTGCTTTTATGTTCAAAAGCACCTCCGGTATTACGGTTGATGGTCACGAATCCACCAAGCCACAGCAATTACCATAGAAACCAAAATACCGAAGGCCGTATCTGCAGTCATTTTACTGCTAACAAGTAGAATAATCTTAAAAAATGTAGACATAAACAATATAAAAATAGAAACAACCAGCAACAACGAACATAATATAATTGGGAAAGAAAATACCTTTTTCACCACAAGTCCTCCAAAAGCTGTTTCTTCTTATCGGCTTCTAGGCTATCAGTAATCAATTTTTTAATCTGTTCTAGTACATCATCCGAAGATGCACAGAATAACCCCCACCCACCACTGCTAACAATAAATCCATTTTTTATTCTTTCTATGATAATAAATCTTGAATTTATATCCATAATTTTTCAGCCGCCTTCCACATAAGTTTCATAGGAACACCCCCGCCTCCGGTAATATGACATTCTACAAGACCCCTGTTTTTAAGAATCCTAAGCTCCCGCCTAGAAAGACCCTCTCCCGTATAGATAGCTTGATGCAGATAGAAAACTTCCTTGGCTCGTTTGTTGAGTTCCATATTGTCGTTTAAAACCATCCCTTACCTCCCGGAACAATGATTTCTGGGCAAAGAGCATCCAGAGTTTCAGTAAGCTTTTTATTGAATTCCAATTTTATAACTGGGTCTTCCATAATCATCTTTGCAAACGTCTGATATCCTTCCTGCGGAACACTCATGCAAGAAGACAGCACCGTATCTAGAGTTCTCAGCTGTGTTTCAAGCAACGCCCTCAGCTTGTCATCTAACTTCCCACGCTTCTGAATTTCAGTTCCCGAAGCAACCATAAGCTCTCTGTACATAACCGTCTTCAAACATATAGTATTAATAACAAGCCTCAACTCTTCCGCTTCCTTATTTTGAATCAACGACTTAGGAATACCGGGTCTATTCTTCATATCACCATCCTATTTTTATAATTCCTGCACTCGTCTTGTCCATAAACTTTCTTGCCTTGTCGTAGTCTTCCATACTCTGCATATCTTCTTCGTCCGGCTTCATTTCAGCCCAAAGAGCTTCTTCCGTCATAATGTCTTCATCCGGAGAAGGTTCCGGGTCTCCTCGCAACCACCGTACAGAATCAGCCCTCAAGATTTCCTCGGCTGTACGAATATTCGGCAAACTCTCATAAATATTTTCGTCTCTAACCCCCATCCCCATATAGACCGTAGCATTCCAGACAGCCCCCGCCAAAGCATCTGCCGTATCTTTAGCCCCTCCGGGAGGATGATTAATCTTCCCTGTGACTGAATCTCTCATCAACTGCCGCAACTCACGAATGACGGGTTCGTAATAATACATCCGAAGTCTATTCTCGTAAATCGTTTCCTTCAATACGTTGTACGGGTCCGCCGTCTTATCCACAGATAAATATCCGACAACGGAGTCTCCAAATCTTTTCTTTAACAACTGCTGTGAGTCCTTACTCTGGAACTGGTCATACGTTATACGAGCAAATTTGAATCCAAGAAAAAGAGAACAATCATGAAGGATGTTTCTTATCGTCTCAATCTGGATTTCACCACCAATCGGAGGAACTATCTTCAACAACAAATCAACATAGACCAAAGGCCGAGTCTCTGCCATTCTCGTCTCAGAACCAGCCTGCGTCATGACAGTTCTGGTCACATCCATGACCTCTCCAATATGGCAAACACAAAGACCGCATGAATCAGTTGATATTCCTAAATCGATATGGGCAAATCGAGTAGCATTAGGATGCATAAGTAAAACTGGTTTTGTTTCTCTCCCAAAAGGAGACACAAGACTTCCCAACTGTAGAGAATCAGGAAGAGAGTCAAAGGGAAGACCAGAACCGTAAACCTCGGAAAATGGAACTGGAATGTCTGTAGCTACAGAAGTCGATATTTTCTCGTCTTGGGTTATAAATCTGTCAACACTCTTGACGTTCACACCCATCTCATCCCGCACAGACCCCTCAATATCTCTCTCAAAGTCTGTCTGGTATTCAACCGGGACTTCCTCAACCCTCCCCCGCAGACGGTACGCCTCGGCCTCTTCGTCAGACCTCATTATTTTTGGAGGAAGGATGTTATTCCCGACAAAGACATAAAACTTCTTACCTGAGTATCTGGAAGGTGGCTTTGTTTCCCACCCAGAATGTTCAATCATCAGAGTATCTGAATCAGATTCCTTGGATATCTTCTCAAGAAAGTCGTCAGGATACTTAGCAGAACTGTTAAGTATCAGCATACCGGGAAGTCTTCCGACCTTCTGGTATCTAGACTTCATCCTTCTCCATATGGAATCATGCAACTTCTTAGCTTGGTCCCATTCCCTCTCTCCAACAGAACGGATTTTCTTACTCGTCGATGAGACTTGAAAAAAGTTAGCCTCTTCTATGACCCCACCAAACAAGTTCTCCCCCAAAGGAGCAAGCTCGGACGAAGACCCCGGAACAAAAGATATGTTCTTCTGCCTCCATATAAGAACCGACTCGACATCGGTATCTCTAGGAAACTTTTCTCTGAACCACGGAGACGCATCAATCATTTCCTTGAGACCGCTAAAAAATACCCTACGTGCGTGTGTAGCAGTCGTAGAGAGGTTCATGAACGTAATCATAGACCCCCCGGAAAGACCAAAATATTCCTGTGGTCTACGAAGACAGCCCAACTCATACAGCAGGCGGGCCATGATTAAATCACTCAGAAAGGTCTTTCCCCAACCAATAGCTCCCTTCAAAATCAATCTTAGCGGGCGAGGATTCGATTCCATGACCCGTATGAATTCACTGCTGACAACGGGCCAAACACTCTCACCGATACGACCAAAATAATCCCTATCCATCAACCACTGTGTCGGAGATACTGGCGCATAGGTATACTTGTCCTTCAAGTATGCGGAAGGTTTTATAAACTTTGGATTTCCAGTCTTGGTAGTCGCCTGAATGAGCATATGGTAAGCTTCCTCGGCTGATATACCGAGGTCGGCTTGAATATCGTCACCAAGACTCTTTAATATGGCTTCCGTCTGTTTTTCTTTTTCAGATTTTTCCTGCATTTGGCACAACCCTATCCCGCTTGACGTTCTCGTAGAACGGATACGGGTGAACAATCTTGAAGTCCTTTACAAATTCACCAGTGTACTGTTTCCACAGACCGACTTTGTCAATGTACTCGCGCCATTGCTCAAGATTCGTCCAGAGTCTCCGCCCTCCCATAATCTTCTCCGTATCCTCCATCGTCCCCCTGCGAAGAAGTGTCTTTGAATGGGAAGCGGTCAGCCGAAGTATTGGAAAAGTCCTGAACCTTAGGTTCCGACTATTGAGAGCATTGTGAAGAAGACGTTGGTCCTGCGGTTTCTCCTGTGACAGGTCGTAGTTCTCCATAGGAGTTCCGGGTGTCGGGTCAATGGGAGTGAACTTAGCCATGATTCTCGGGTACAGGTCAACTCCCGGAGGTATTGCCTGATACAACAACTCGTCCATCTCATAAGGATTTTCCAAAATGAAGAACAGCTCTGTCTGTAATTCCATGTTCTTTGTAATGTCTATGACAGCTCTTATCTCTTCGTTTGTTATCGGCTTGCCGTACCACTCTCTGCGCTTCTCCGTCATCCCCTCAATCCCAATGTGCAGTAGGTGATGATGTTTGAACTGATGAGTACTAGCCAAGAAGCGTTTGACAGAGACACTGGCAGCCGCAGCCGAGGTTCCGGGGGATTCAAACTCTCCCGTATCGTTCCCTATCAAATACATGGCGCAATTCTGCCCCGCCTTCGCTAGATTCTTGAACTGCTTCTTGCTGTGTCTAGGATTCACCGTGAAAGGATTCATCCAAGAGGAATGACAAAAGACGCATTTGTTCCGGCATCCCTTTGAGACCATATAGTAGTAGACATACTTTTGAACTTTGACTACAGGCAGTTCCTCCCACGGAATGAAATAGCTTGGCTTTATTTCCTGCCCTATCTTGGACCTTGTCGCCATGTAAGGTTGCTCTTCAACCCACTCAACGAGTCCCTGCAGACCTTTATCCACGGGGACGTTCTGCATGAACTCAAAGCCTTCGCCCACACATACGGCATCTGCGTATGTGAGTATGTACGCCGGGGAGAATCCCTCTATTCCTCCGGCTATGATATAAACATCGGGATGGGCCTGCCTTAACATACGCAGTCGAATAATATCAATCGGGTCGTAAACACTGAATAGTATAACGTTGAATCTTTCGGAATTGTCTATTCTAATATTACGCTTCCCCATAAAGAACTTGAACATTCCGAACACATAGCCCTCAAGCATATGCTTCTGGGACGGAGCATACCAAAGGAGAATATCGTCAGAACTTCTTACACGCGTTTCTTCTGTCATGCCTTCTTGACTTTGGAACTCTTTTTAATCTTTTTATGAGAACGCAAATAGTATTCACACTTATCGTTCTTCCGTGGAGTCCCCAAAAAGTAGGATTTATATTTAGGGTCGGACTTCCCCATATACCTCCTACATAATTCCCGTAGGGGGCATTCCGTATCTAAGCATCTCGTCGTATCAGGCATCCTGTTTCTTTACTGCCTTCTTTTTTTTAAGCTCTTCGTACTCTTCCCTCTCGGCTGCCTTCCGGGCCTCTCTTTGCGCCATCCGGGTGTCATGTATATCCTCAATCTTACCGGGCGGAGGAGCAGCCCCAAGTTCTCTCTCAAGCTCTCCCAAAGTCTTCTCAATAATCCACTCACACGCCCGCCTGCGACCCTCGCGTGTAAGCCCGTATTTGCGCGTGAGCAAAGATACTACAGGCTCGACCACAGTCCTCTTGACCATGCCGCTATAATTCCCCACCCCGACAACCGTCCACTCCCCGAATATGGGCATCCGGTTCTTTATTCCTTCTACGTTATCTTCGTCCCAGATGTCCAGTATGGGAAGCGTAGACTCGTCGGGGGTCATGTCTTTAAGAAGAGTCTGTAAATCCACGGACTTGCCCGTATACACTTCAAGCTCGGACAAAGTAAGCTCATTCTCAAACGGCTTAATCAGGCTGGCAGTATCCAACTCGTTATAAAAGCCAAAGTGTTGATTATCCAGAAAAGACAACTCTATCTTCTCGGCCTCGCTACTCGGATAATTGACAGACACCTGAACTAACTTGCTCGCGGGGAACTTTAGTATTTCCTTCATGGCCCTCCAGCGCATGTTTCCTCCCCCGGTAACATAACGCAGAGGCTCCCCCTCTTTCCAGCAGGTCAGCGTCTGGAACTGCCCCCACTTCTCCATGCTCTTCGCCAAAAGCCTGAGTTTGTCCGGAAGTATCTGGCGCGGGTTCTTCTCCCACGCGGTTATCATGCCGAACTCGATAGAGACAAACTCAGGTGGTCTTTCTGGCACGGGCCTTCCTCCGTCTGGGCTTCGTGGTCATTTCGGTATCAGTACCATTTATCCAATCTATCGCTATCCTATCAATCCATCTTCCCGAACCTCCTCCTCCCCCTGTTTCTAAATTAGCCGTGAACTCTGGGTGCGTAAAAGACCCCCACTCAGGAGAGACTTCCCACACTGCCCTAAGCGTGTGCCTGTCCACAACTATTCTCTCCTCTATCAAAGGCTTTTCAGCAATAGAAAGAATGTCTTTCCATTGTGTCATTTCATTAAGTTTTATCTCCGGTATGACGGGCAATTTCAGTTTCATATTCTTCATCTTTCCCATGGGGGCTGCTTCAATCCAAATCCCGGAGGGTAGTCGCTCATATGCTCTTCCCCGACGCAAGACCCCTTATCGCTTGGAAGTCCGGCAAGGACGGCAATGATGTCTGTCAGTATGACCATATGCATTTCTTTATTCGGCACGGCTTTGTCTTGCCGTATGCCCTCAATCCATCCAGCGACATACGTCATCAACTCCCTTCGCCTCTCAACCGTCATTTATTCTTCCCCTTCGGTTTCCACCCATGAGCATAAGCCTTAGCCACCTTCTCAAAGTTGTCCCTCTTCTTCTCCGAGCCGAACTTCCTAATCTTACCGCTCGACATTTTAATGGTCTTCTTACCTATCTTCATTTACTTTTCTCCTTGCAGTTTGTGTCCGTGCATGACCCGGCTCCAATCGGGACCGAGGAGCTGCCTAAGATTAAGAATCTCCCCCTTCTTCATCTTAATCAGAACCTCCTTCTCTTTCAGGCTCTTGATATAACCAACATAATTCTCCACAGCCCTCTTCGTCTCGGGACTGTACTTCCCATTAAGAGCAATACTCTCACGCACCGCCTGAAGGGGATTCTCGCCCACGACATCTTTCTTTTCCGTACTCATTTAATTTTCTCTCCTACAAGACATTTATTTCTTTCGTAAAAGACACAAACGACAGACTTCTTTTCCTTCTCCGTCAGACAACACCCAAGCCCATGCGCCACCGTAGGGGACATGTACATCCGGCACAGATTCTGTTTCGGGCAGAACCCGGAATCATTTTTCATCTATCATAACTCCGATAGCCCGCAGCCGGGACTCAATCCATAACAGGGCCGCCTCCGGGTGACTACGACTGAAATCCATGCCCGACAACTCCCCCGCCAGCATCCGCAGATTCGTCCGGCTCACATGCGTGGCTGCCTGCGCCGTCTTTGAAGCAGTCCCCTCGACCAACTCGTTATAACGCCTCTCCCAATCAATGGGGGCCGTCTTTGGAGCCATAATGTCCTTGCTCGTAGAAGTCATTTAAGCCTCCTCTTTCTTAGGCAGTCCTTCCAACAAATCTTTTATCGTGGGCCAAGCATTCACATGGCCCTCCGTAAGACACGCCTTAGCGTCTTTCTTATCCACCAAGTCAGCCAACTCCAAAAAAGATATCACCTCCTCCACCGCAATCCTTCTACTTTTATGTTTTGGCGGACCTTCGTGGTGTGTCTGCCACTGCCTTCTACCATTCAGAATCGATATCGCGTCCTTAAACTTTTCACTCATTTGTAATGTCTCCGTTGTCAATTATTTTTGTATGACCCTCTAAAAATGGGCCGTGTAGGAATTGGGTGTTCCGCTTATCCCAAGGGGGGTAGGCAAACTCTATCCCGAATGATTTATGTTTTATCTTCTTCATTTCGATAATCCTCGCTTGTGTTCCCTGTACGCGCAAACGCCATTGTTTGGCTGGTCATATATGTATATGCCGAATCATAATTGACATTGTAATTGTAAGTGTGTGCTATACCTATGCTCTGCGCCCTCTCCCATGCATCAAGGTTCTCTCCCAAAAATATGAACTGCCACCCTGCTTGCTCTCTATCCTTGACCATATCTCTTATGTTGGGCAGGGTAAACTCTTTAGACTCGTTCTCTTCCCCATCTGTCATGACCACGACTAAAGTGCGCACTACAGCATCATCATGCATAGCCCTGTTGATAGCCTCGCCCATAGCGTCATACAAAGGCGTACCCAAATCAGGCTTGTACATCTCTTCTGTCAATATAGGATTATCTAAATAGTCTCTCTTGCCCGTATGGAACAATAGCACTCGTATGTCATAAGTAAAGTCCCCCTGTGCATGCAACGTGCGTATGTAGTTATTATAGCCATCTAGAACAAGCCCTCTTTTGGGCATCATACTGCCTGACTCATCCAATACTAAAACTACTCTAACTCTTTCTAAATCAACCATTTACATACCTCCAACCAAATATGTAAGTTATTGGGGATAAGCCCTTTACAAGCACTATTAGTTGACATAATGCTTCTTATGCGACTCATGTTAAACTGCTTAAAACAAACAACTTAACTCTTTTCCTCAAACGCGTCTACAAAAGCCTCAGGTGCTTTTTTACGCAAGTACTCCATCAGCCTATCGACCTTATCTGCCTCACTCTCAGGCAGTCTACGCTTATCAGGTATGATTTGCTCAGGCATCTGGTCTACTATCTTGGACAGGTAAACGTCCAACTCAATCATATCTTTGGCTTCTTTAAAACTGCGTATCTCTATGCCATGGTCTACCAAATCTTTGCGTAAAAGCTTGAGTCTTTCCTCTGCGTCTTTCTTATGGGCAGTAGGAATGTCAGGGTGCATCAACTGCTCTTCTATGCTCATGATTGCATTGAGTAGTTTGACTGACTTGCCCAGCTTGCGGCTAAAGGCTACTATGCCCTGCTGTACGAGCGCACGGTAGCCCATTATGTTCTTCTGACTGGCTACAACCTTCTCCCTCATCTCAGCATCGTTACGGATACGGTCTTCTGTCTCCTTACGCTTGACCCACTCCTTCCAATGCTCCTTCCATGCCCATCGTTTTATCTTGGTATAGAAGGAGTTCATCTTCGTCTTATACCGAATATCCGTTTCATTACATCCGGGTACTGTCTCTTTGAACCTTATCTTTGCACACTCCCACATCGTCCTTCGTTCCCCCAACCAGAAATAACACTCAAAGCTCTCTACGTGTTTTGGGTATTCTGCGAAAACGTCATCTGGTGGACTTGTTTCTTCCTCCCCTTCTTCCCTTACTTCCACTTCCTCTTCTATTCCGTCTTTTTCTTCGTTCATCTTGTTTTTATTATCTGGTTTTTCTATTTGTTTGTCAAGGGAAAATCCACTTCTGTCTTTCGTCTTTTGCTACAGCTTTAATACATTGAATTGTAGTGTCTGATAGTCTTTCAATATGTTTTGCTTTTTCTTATATAAGATTTGTCTTTCCGTTTTGTTATACCCTCGATACATTTTTACTTGGTTTAAGCTTCCTATTCTTTTTAGGGTCAATTACAAAAGGCTTTAAAACCTCCCGCTCCATTTCTGCATCCAAACTCTTATGCCCCATATGACAGAGTATCCATTCATTCAACATGGGGTCTTTATAATCTGAAAAGACAACCCAACCGCCACAACTGCAAGACAATTTTATTTCCGTGCTTGGTTTATACGGGTGAGCCATTTAACTTACCTCGTCTCCCGGCCCGGAGATAGACACTTGGAGTCGCCGCTCGTCGTGCTTGCTTCCGGTCAAATCGAAGAACTCCATGAGTCGGAATATCAACAGCAATCCCGCCTCAAGGTTTCCCCATTGGCTTTCGTCCTCGGCAATGACCTCGCGGCCTGTGGTCGTGATTCCCGCGCCATCCTCGTATGTCTCGTATACGTTGGGGAACTCCAGCAGGTAGCCATTGTCAACTTTCTCGATAGACATTTTGTAATCGCTCATGCTTCCTCCTTTACTTGACTCATCGTTTTTTTCATAAAGTCATTGCAGACAAAGCTTGAATTTGGGGCTGCTAGAACTTTGCAGTTACTCTGACATTCCCTGCATACCTCCTGATAGCCGCGCATGGCATTGGCAAAACACTTTTCCCTATAGGCTGCCCGTCTGCTTTTTAAAGATACGTCTGGATAGGCTTTAA